CTTCTCCATCCGAAGGATAGCTTCCTATAAATAGGATTATAGAATGAAGAAAGAAATTCTCATGTGTATGATGATCGCCGTCTTGTGCGTGGCAGTCGCACGCGGAGATGAGAAAACAGAGGCCGAAGAGAGTATAATAAGGGCAGAGGATTTCAATGATTTCAGTAGGAGACGGGCGGATGACGGAGCAGGACGTGTGGAATTTCCTCAAAGAAGGGGAAGGGAAAAGAAGGCGGCTGAAGGCGCTGGAAGCCAAGAAAGACAAGATCGAGAAGTACGCATATAGCATCAAGGCGATAGACTACGAGAAGCCGAGGGTTTCAGGCGGTATGCTTTCTGACGTATCGGACAAGCTGATCCAGAAGGAAGAAGAAAAGAGCCGCATCAAAGCAGAGATCGCCGAGCAGGAAGCGGGGATCTATGCTTGGGAAACAAAAGCGCTGCGCATGTCTCGATATTGCGATAATGATACGCAGGCCGCACTATTCGTCGAGAGATTCGTCAACCGAAAGTCGCAGGCAGAAATCCAAAAGGAATACCACTACGCGGAGCGTCAGCCGTACAATATCTATAATCAAGCCGTCGCTGCCATCGCGCGGAATTGCAAGGAATAAAAAACGCCAGTCATTCAGAGTACCGAGTGACTGGCGTTTTGCGTGTGAAAAAGTTTGTGAATATGTGGATATAAAGAATATTTTAGATAAACCAGAGAAGGCCGCCAAAATTCTAAAGGCTGCAGAAAAATAGCGCTAAGGCAAAGAGTGCACAAAAGTGCAGACTCTGATGTGCTATAATGGCATTGTGAGAGGTTCGATAAAGCAGAGGAGCTTACGAGACACCCATCACACACAACTGCATAGGCCGCCACCACGGCGGGCGTCATGTGCTGGCGCCTGCTGCGTGCGGCACACAATGGTAAAGGACAGCCGAGCGGCCGTCCTTTTTGATTGTGTGGGCGCATGGCCCACGGGTCCTTCCGACGTATAGGAAAGCCTGCGGTCCTCGCGACCCCAAAATCGGTCTAGGTACAAAAACTTTTTGGCCCTTGTTAGTAAAAACGGAGGAGGTGACATGGTTGGCTACTAGAGTAAAAGACAAAGAAGGAAATGCTCGCACAGAAAATACAAGCAAGCAGAAAATCACCAAGGGGATCAACCAGGTCACCACCACCCAGACGCAGATGGCGCGCGCTCTCAAGATTTCACAGCAGCGGGTGAGCCAGATGGCGAAGGATGGGACGCTTCCTGTGGATGAGACGGGAGCTTTGCTTCTGGTGGACGGGCTCCGGAAGTATTATCAAGGCACCGTATCGGGGGCTGCCGGGCTAGAAGAAATCGATTTAGAAAAGGAACGGGCACTTCACGAAAAGGTCAAGCGAGAGATCGCCGAGCTGAAACTGGACAAGATGAAGAAAAACGCCTACTCTGCACGCGTGGTGGAATATGTAATGACGGCCATGGCAGCGAATCTTCGGACACAGCTTCTGGGACTGCCGTCGAAGCTCGCCCCCATGCTGGAGGGGAAATCCAAAGAGGAGATCTATACAGCCATGACGAAGGAAATCGAGGAAAAGCTGTCAGAGCTGGCGGCATATTCTCCGGATCTCTTCGACGAGGAAGTGGACGAGGAGGATGGCGATGAAGAAAGCCAGTGAGCTGTGGAAGTACGTTTCCATGCGCGGCTTGAAACCGACGCCCAAGACTTCGGTATCCACATGGGCGGACAATTACCGCGTACTTTCCAGTACATCGGCAGAACCGGGCCGGTGGCGCACCAGTCGCGCGCCTTACCAGAAGGACATCATGGACGCCTTCACACAGCCGGGGATCCATAGAGTAGTGGTGAAATCGTGCTCGCAGGTCGGGAAATCGGACATCATGAACAATGTCATTGGACGATTCGCCCACCTTGATCCCTGTACCATCATGATGATCCAGCCGACGATCGAGATGGCGCAGGATTTCTCAAAGACGCGCATTGCGCCCATGATCCGTGATACCCCGGCGCTTTCTAGTCTTTTCTTGGACGTCAAGACAAGGGACAGCAACAACACGATTTTAAATAAAATCTTCCCGGGCGGTCGTCTGGTTATGGCGGGCGCCAACAGTCCGGCGGGGCTGGCATCTCGTCCGGTGCGCATCCTGCTCTGTGATGAAGTGGACCGTTTCCCGGACTCTGCGGGGACGGAAGGCGACCCAGTAGACTTAGCGTCGAAACGAATGACAACATACTGGAACCGCGTCATGGGGCTTTTTTCTACCCCGACAAATGAAGGCGCGAGCCGCATCGATATCGAGTATGAGGCAGGTACAAAGGAAGAGTGGCGGCATCAATGCCCGCATTGCGGCGAATTTTGCAAGTTGAAATACAGTGACATGGAAACGGATGCAGAGCGAGTAGAGGGCACCAGCCGGAAGACCTACCTTGTGAAGTCCGTCAAATGGCGCTGCCCCTATTGCGGATTCGATGCCACGGAGCAGGAAATGAAGCGTGCGCCGCAAAAATACGTAGTCACGAACCCGAAAGCATTGGGGAATGGATGCAGATCCTTTTCACTTAATGCTTTTTCTTCGCCATGGATTTCATGGGCGGAAATCATGAGAGAGTGGCTCGAAGCGAAAGGCGATCCAGAGCGAGAGAAAGTCATCCAGAATACCCGCTTCGGGGAATCTTACAGCACGCCGAAGGCTTTCGAGGACGAGGAAATCTTCCTCCGGCGCCGCGAAACCTACGGAGCGGAGCTCCCACAGGGCGTGCTATACCTCACGGCTGCCGTCGACACGCAGGATAACCGCCTGGAATACGAAGTTTGTGGATGGGGCGAAGAAGAGGAGTGCTGGGGCATTCGAAAGGGCGTCATCCTAGGCTCGCCGGGGAGCGAAAACACGTGGGCGCAGCTGGATGCCGTGCTGGATCACCCGTATTCCTTTGCTGACGGCAAAAAACTCAAGGTCGTGCGGACGTTCATCGACTCCGGCGGCCATTTTTCATCGGCGGTATACGCGTATTGCCGGGCGAACATTGCAAAGCAGCGCTTCGCCATCAAGGGCAAGGGCGGTATCCCAGGCATGCCCCTTTATGGAAACAAACTGGGGAAAGCAGAAGACGCGACGCTCCCTCTGGTGATCCTGGGCGTCGATGACGGCAAGGAAATGGTACTATCCCGCCTCTCCATCAAGGAAGCGGGGCCGAAATACTTCCATTTCCCATTGGACGAAGAGGGCGTGAATCGCCGCGGGTATGATGATATCTATTTCAAGGGCATTATCTCCGAACATAGAAAGCGCATCAAGAAAAACGGCATTTTCCGCGAAATCTGGGAACCGACGGCGGGCGTCAGAAATGAACCGCTCGACCTTCGCGTCTACAATCTCGCCTGCATGCTTTCTCTTCCGGCGGGATGGGAAGAGAAAGCCGCCGCGGCGCTTTCGGGGAATACGCGCAACGAGCACCGGGAGAAAGCGCGTGCCGTGCGGAATACTAAAAAGGCCGCCAGCAGGCGGCAGATAAACATCTGGTAGGAGCAAATATGAGCAAGCTGCAGAATGAACGGCTGAAGAAATACATCGAAGCCGAAGAAGCGATTCTTTCCGGGCAGTCTTACACCATCGGAAACCGCACGCTCACAAGGGCGAACCTGGCAACCGTTGAGCGGGTCATTCAGGAACTCATCGCGGCAGGGGCGACAGTAGACGGCGAAGAGACATCCGGCGGGGGCACGAAGCGCATCGTGTTTCTGGATTAAACAATCGGTATAGCACAACGCCATGAGGCAAAAGAGTCAAAAAAATACAGATTTGTATTTTTGCGGATTCACATTTTCGGACTAGGAGGGACGTCAGATGAAACGACGGATGAAACGCAATAACAACAGAATCAGGGCGCCGAACGGCACGGGAAGACTTCGCGTGCAGAATACGGGCTATTCAGAAGGGGGCGGGAGCCGCACCAGCAACATCTTGAAAGCGTGGAACCCCATTCGCTCGAGCGCGAAATCGGACATCGATGCGAATATCGGAGCACTTCGTGGGCGAAGTGCGGATCAGGCGACGAATACGCCTATTGGTGCAGCGGCGATCGACACGTCCGCGATGCATGCCATCGGGGCGGG